CTGGCCGCTGATTCCCGGTAATAATTCATTACGAACTCATAACAATCCGGGGGAACTTCCAGGGACCAAATTTCATAAGGTGTTCCTGGGGTATGCCCTGAAAGATCATTGTAACCCATCCAAGATTTGATGCCGCCATTGTGGGGCCACTGTTCAATTAATTGTTTTGTGTCCGGAGCCTCTCGATCAATAACGGCGGAATGGGAATCCGGATCACGGGTAAGCGCCTGGATGAACCTGGAAGTCAAGGAGATCCCCTGGAACTGGACATATTCAAGATATCGTGGTAAGGCAAGGAGTCTTGACGCTGCGATCATAGCTCACCTCACGCATTGGGGTTGATAACTGGCGGCGTGGGCTTATCCCCAACCTCATCATCCTTGCCTTTCTTGTCACTCGACCCGAAGAAAAAAGTTATGATAGAAGAAAGCCCGGTGCCAAGCAAAAAACCAACAATAAAAGTTATCAGTTCTTTTTTCTCAGGCGTGATATCCGTAAAGAAAGAAGCCCAGTAAAGATACCCAAAAGTAAAAAGCATAATCACGCCAGCAAAAATCATTCTTTTGTCATAATTTGTCATCTTTTATACCCTCCCGGAACTAATTCATAATGGTTACCATCGCTGTACCTGCCACCCCATCTGCATTTTGGATCAAGGCTTTCCCAATATGTACCAAGCAATGTATGGTCTTCTGTTTTCTTTAACCACACTCCGTCCTTGTACAAGTTCAAATCAATGGCAAGCCTACTGTAATGCAGTGAGTTTTCTTTATGACCGTCCTGCGCCCAAAGGTCCCCCCCTGATAGAGTAAAGCCTAATCCATAAGTATACTGGATAAGCTGCGAAAGGTAGTACATAAATTTTGCTCTATCGTTCAACCTAGCACCCCCAAGAGCTTCAAAAGCATGCCGCATATAACAGATGATAACAGTGCTATGACAACCCATTGTTGATTAACTGAGTTCCGCATCAAAGCCCATTGCGCTGTCATGGTTTCTTTAATTGAGTCCCTGGGACAAGATTGCTGCCAGTTTTTAACCTGAGTGACAACCCCATTAGTCCCAAAGTCTTCATCCCTCTTTAACCACAGCTCTTTCACCTGAGAATCAAGAGAGTTTATCCTTACCTCTTGTACAGCGATTAATTCAACTGTTTTTATCATTCTGTCCATTTGCACCTCAAGCCTATCAAGTTTCTGCAAGATAAGAGATTCAGTCATTTAAGAAGTCCTTTTAAAGTTATTCATTTCAGTTCGATATACAAGTTAAGCTATTTCTTTTTCAAACACCGTGACAGTATAGCGTTATTAGATGTGTTTAACAACCTTGCCGTGAGAATCGAGCTTACCTTCTTTTTTCAATTCAAACTCTGCAAGTGCCTTAATTTTTTCTTGTATTAACTCCTCTTTTTCAATTTGATCTTTGGTTAAAGCTATAATTGCTTCGCTCAAAGAGTCATAATTTATAATCACATCAGCCACGATTGTCCTATTTGCAGTAGTATCATAAGGGGATATAGCTTTGTCTGTGCAAGGTTTATTGTTACGATCAGGATCAATAAAAACTACCTTATCCCCATGAACTTGAAATTGTTCTGATGGTATTCTTTCTGCAATGAGTTTACATAAAATAAGCAAATCCATATTAATCAACCCTCCTAAAAGATAAACTTGTCCCACCAAGAAAATCATTATCACCCCACAAATACCTGTTACCTGAGCCTACTACATAGGCTCCTAAATGGAGGGTGTCCTCAGCATTTAAAAAAACTCTATTTATAACCACTATAGTTGTATGCCCAAAATTACCAGACCCCCCGCTGTATGCTGACCTTTTTGGTGTCGCACTTGCGTATGTTGGATTCCCAACTTTAATAAACGCGAACACGTTCCCGGATGTTGAATCTTGTCCGAAGGCAGAGCCAATAATGTCATAGGTCCCTGATTGTTTAACGACAAGGGAAACAGCAGAGTATTCAGCAATGTCACCGACGGAAGTAACTGTAGTGGCTAACGATTTGCTATACCCATAATCACTTTTGGGATTCCATATCACTTGTGGAGCATCCAGAACGGTTGCCTGAATGGTGTGATCAGGAGTATCGGCAGTGTCATACTGGTATCTGATTTTCCCAACACAAACACAATAATGGCTGTTTGATCTGGTATATGTTGATGAGGCTTCCAGTAGGAAATAATCATCTTCAGTTACCGTGGTTGTGGTCGGAACTCTGGTAAACCCTGAATATCCACCCAATGCCCAAACGATTCCAGTTCCGTCCCATATAGCATATACGAACGCTGTCTTTATCTCAGCATCAAGACTTCCTTTTGACCAATAGTTTGCTGCATCAGCAAGGATAAACTGGCTTGTTCCTGATAGATAAGCTGCTGCCCTTGATCTTATCGTATTCCCTGTTCCATCAGGAACGGCCACTCTAATAATATTAGTAGCAGCAGGAACGGCCCCACCGGATTTTGTAAAGACATCGAGCTTGTTAACGGCGGCATTGACCGCCAGCTTTAAGTTAAAAATATTACTATTACTATCAACATAGCTTTTAGTGCTGGACTGCATATCTGTTGTAGGTGTCGGTACAACCGGAGAACTTGAGAATGTTTTAATTCCTGCAACGGTTTCGTTTCCTGTTAAACTTATTTTACCGTCTGCATAAAGCTTAGTAGCTGCTTGATAATCTGTTGTAGGTGTCGGTACAACCGGAGAACTTGAGAATGTTTTAATTCCTGCAACGGTTTCGTTTCCTGTTGTTTGTACTCTACCTGTTACGGATACAGACAAAGACTCGTTCCCTGCATCATCAACCTCAGTTAACACAATACCTGCACCTGCGGTTAGTTTACCGTTCAACACTCCAGGCGTAGTGTCATTAGACGATACTACAACGCCATTAGCATCTACACTACCGGGCACAGGATCAAATGTATCTATCACAACGTCAGGTGAATCGTCAACAGGATCATTAGAATACAGCACAACCTTATACCCACCAATTCCAAACACATCAGGACAGCGGCCTTCTGAATCTAATTGCAATGGGTTTGTGTTAGGAATTGTTTCAAGTATATCTGAATACGTGTCTTTTGGCGTACTGACTGTTTGCGTAGCGTAAAACTGTAGCCAACCATCTACAAGAGGTTCAAGGACACTTGTTGTAGAATTGAACGCAAAAAACTGTGTGAACGCCGGTATTACTCTTGGCATTATTTACCTCCTTTAGTACAACTTATTTTTACTGTATTTGCTGTTATACGCCCCTATTTCTTTATCAACCTTTTCATACATGGCCTTAATCTTGGGATCAGGGTCTAACATAATTTTCTTCATATAAGACAACGCAGCCATTGCACCACCAGAAGGCAGTTTTCCAATAGCACCGGCTGTATTACCTATTGCAAGATTAGCAAGTCCACTTATAACTTGATGAGCTGAAATTATGTCAGTGAAATTGGGTATAGTCTTGTTTCCTTGCATGTTACGAGCTTTGTGTGCAGACCGTGCAATATCTTCTTCTACTGCTTTGTACGAGCCATACAGGTTCTTTATAGGCTGGTACTGTTCTCCGGTAGCTTGTTGAACAGTGTCATCAAGCTTCTTTCTAAGTTTATTGGCAACAAGCGCATCAACCATAGCTTCACCGAAATTATCTCTACTTGGGTTCTGTAGATAAGCTTTTTGAGACACGTTTGCAGCGGCAACAGCACGCTGTGCTTCAGTGGCAGAGTAACCGCCTTCTTCACTACGTTTTAAATATGCTTCTGCTTTTTTAAGTGCATAGTTTATAGTTGAAGGATACTCGTCTTTGAGTACTTTATCGTCAGTTAATTTTAAAAGCTCATCACTTATATCTTCTGTATCAACTTTAAATTTACCTTTGGAATCTGTCTCTTTTACAAGGGAATCTGCTTGCTCAAACAAACTTATCTTACGCTGATTTACAGCTTCTTGCATTTCAATGCGACTTTCTGGTAACTTAGATACTTTATCACCTTCGACAGTTTCAAATACAAGCTTATCTTTATTTTTTACAGTATCAACAACAGTATCCAACAGGTGGTTGTTGTACTTCTCAACTTGTGACACAGTTTGTTTAGTTTTAAATTTCGGTGCTACTGCTTTATTATATGTTGTTATAACACTATCCGCAGTTTTTGCAGATAAACCTTTAGCTACTTGCCCAAGTGACGTTATAGACTTCAACACACCAAGAGTTGCTACATCTGGAGCAGCCTCTATTCCAGTGGCCACTGTTGCAGCAAGATTAGGATAACCGGCGTCTGTTATAGCTTCGCCTGCACGTTTTCCTGCGCTCTTAGCCAGCTCTCCAAGGAATCCAGCAGGTGCAGCAGCGTTTAGCAACTGTTGTCCACCTTCTGTAAAAGGTTTATGCGTGAGCGCATTTTGAACTGTGTTTTTATTATCTTCTGCTCGCGCTAAAGTTGCATCAGTAGACTCTTTTTCCCCTCCAAAGAACTCTGACCCTTTCTGTAATGCCATTGTACCTAAGCCTGTAAGACCCCCTGTTATCGTGCCAATTGGAGAAGTAGCAATGGTAGCACCAGCATCAAGAACAGGATATCCTTTAGCTATATTAGCTACAGTTGGAAGAGCTTCTTTAGTCATTGCTTTGTAATCTGTAGCAGGCATATCCGTGGGAGCATCTTTCGAAATTCCGAGCATTCTTTGTTGCATAGCCGTGGGATTAGGTTGCGTCTGCGTTACAGGTGTAGCATCAGTTTTAACAGGTTGTGCTTCAAATTGAGAAGCATTTTCATTAGCATAAGCCTCTATTTCTTCAGGAGTAACACCTTCAGAAACTTCAAATTTAGCTATTCTACCATCCGGTAGTTGGATTTTGGCTATAGGCATTATTCAAATCCTACAAATTTTATTTTCTTAGCTGCTGGTTTAGTTGATGGTGTCGTACCTTTATAGTCTGGTAGAGCTATCTCTAAATCAAACAGTAGCGAACTATCGCGATCTTTAGATTTGATTTCCTTCGCCATTTTGTTATGTGAATTAATAGCATTTTTATAAGCGCGCTCATTAATATCCATTACACGCCTAAGTGCTTGCTCGTTCATACTAATTTTTCCACCAGCTATCTTTTCAGCATATTCTCTATCAGCGTCAGATATACCTGTACCAGAACCAAACTGTTTTATAACTTCACCAACCTGCCTACCTAAAGCCGCTGAGTAGGCTTGTGTGTTAGCTACAGGATCATCAAAAGCTTTGAAGCCAAGGCGTGATGACAATGCGTTACCTACGCCGGTTAGAAATTCCGCACCTGTTCCAGTTATAATGCCTGAATCAAGGAGTGGCTTAACCTCATAAAGATTTTCTAAACCGCTGCGCGCACCTTTAGCTGCCTCTAAGGATGTAGTAGCAGATTTAGCCATCTCCTCTGCTAATTTACCTAAACCTTTTTCACCTACATTTACATTTACTTCAGTCTTACCTTTGTTTGGATTTTCTCTACCAGTTAAACCTTCCGTCGGTGTTACATACTTCCAACCACCATCGCCAGTATCTACTTTTTGAGGAGTAGGGCCTTTATCAGCAGGCTTTAACACACCCATCTGTTGAAGCATACCAACAGATTTAGTCAAAGCTACAGTTCTTTCTTTTCCATAAGGCAGATCCATTATTGCTTTAATAGTTAATGATGCTGTACTTCCAGGTGTAGCCACCTTCAACCCATATTCAAGTAGATCATTTTGTGTTTGTTCGTCACTTGCAAAAGTTGCACCAGCTACACTAAATGCTACTGCTTGAATGTCACGAGTATCCATGCCTTGAAAGACTTCAGTTATTGTTTTAGCTGCCTCAGGGTCTTGTACAGCGTAAGCAGAGTGCGCAGCGTCAATTGTTTTTTGATCTCCGCTCTGTACAGCACTAAGCATAGTCTGTTTTGCAGCATCTTGTTCTTCTTGACGTTTAAGCTTTAAACTACGATCCTCAAGAGCTATATTGCGATCTTCCATAGCAGTTTGAAGCGCTAAGTTTTTAAGCGAGTTATCGCGAGCGCCTTGAAAAGCGTCATTGTAACTTTTAACAGGGTCAGAAGTTACTGGATTTGCAATGAGGTTTAATATAGAGTTAGCCATTGGTTCTCCTTAGTGTGAGTATGTTCGTGCCGGGTTTACAAAGCTTGAACTGTTTGGCGAGGTATACGGCATTGTAGAGCTATTACCGTAATAATTACCAGCTACACCAGCCAAATTACCAACTGTACTTTGCAAAGCATTAGACTGACCCAAAGCGGAGGCTGCATTGACGTCACCTTGAGCTAAAGCTGCATTTGATGCGTTTGTTCCTTGCTTAACACCAAGATTAGCAAGAAGTGTGGCTAATTGCATACGTAAATTAGTTTCACCAGTTCCAGCGGCTGTGTAATTATTAGCTACCCCTGTCGTAGTGCCTTTAGCGATCTCAGATAGATTTGTGCCAAGGGTTTGTGCATTGCCGGACAAGGCTGTTCCGAGATTCTGCTGTGCAGTGGCAAGTGCAGTACCTGTACTGTTAGCAAGATTCGATAAATTAGCTCCAGTTGTCTGGTTTACTTCAACACCTGACCCTGTAGCATCTTGTCCCCTTATGGCGAGGTTCCTATAGTTCTCAAGGGTTCTTTGTTGGTCTGTAGCTGCTATTTGCATAGCTTGTTCTTGCAAGGCTGTTCTAACGCCACCACTACCTAATCCGCCAATAGCTGCCGAGTTTCTAAGCAAGGACTGTTCTTGTTTCTCCCTTAAATACTTCTGACCAGGAGATTCCATGAAATCGTTTATAGCAGTCTTTTGAGCTTCAGCACCAAGAGCGCCGGATAAACCTGCCTCTTTATTAAGTGCAGCTTCTCCAGTCTGAATGTAAGGATTCAATAAATCCATTGATGCGTCTCTGGAGTCAGTAAGAGCTTTTGACGCACCGGCAAAACCAGTCTGGCCGTTTGTCTCTGTAGTAGCCCCTGGAACATAGTTTCCATTACTATCATAGTATCCAGGAGATGTTATGTTGTTCCCTAACAAAGCTGACGTAATAGCTTGACCTGTGTCCATCAGTATTCTGTTAGAGTCCCCAGTTGAACTTTTCAGAATGTCGAAAATCTCAGCTTTACCGGATTTTAACTCCGCAGAACTTTTATCTAACGCAGACAAAAAGCTTGTTAAAGCAGGATCAAATTGACTAAGCACATCTTGTCGAGCTTGTGCCGCTGCCGCTTCGGATAGTGCCGTTGCAGCGTCAATTGATTGTGTCTGAGCCTTAGCTGCGTCTTTAGAGCCTTTTGAAGCTATTAAGCCCCCTGCTATTGAGCCTACTGCACCTATAATTGCTGTTGGCATATTAAACCTCTCTAATTTCTTCGTAAGTTAATCCAAAAAGCTCTAAATCCCAAACTTCGCCATTTTTTGAATACGCTTCTCTTCGTGTACCTTCATGTACGAAACCAAGCTTTAACACATGGTTTATAACATTCTTGTATAGCGCAGGTATAAAACACTCCAATTTTCTACAAGCTGGAAGATTATCAACGATCCAATGGACAACGGCTTTAGCTGCAAGTAAACTGTACATTTTTCTGTGTTCTTTAATTATTAAAGAGTGTATAGTGTACACTACAGAAGAAGTCCTTTGCAGTTTATATGCGCCTATAATTCCAAGCGTGTCATGCACTACAGTGATCCAAGTGTCATTAAGCACATCTGGTATACTGTCGGAAACACCGTCCTCATGAATATCGTCCCAAAGTGACGGCTCATGAATTATTGCGTAAGCTACAGCATAGTCTGTTAGTCTAATAATTGTTAAACCAGTATCCATCCTTGAGTCCTATCATTTGATATATGTTCATCACGTTTGATATATAGAATGTTTCCGGCAGTTCCGGCAGTATCCATATACAACCTTGTAACGCTTGCAGATACAACACCCTCAGGCGAACCGCCACCTATTATTATGGGTAATTGTAATAACTTAAGCATCATTGTATGAAAACGCGGCTCAGCTTTCCCGTCCTTATTAACAATCGGTACAGCAGGATCAATGTACATTTATTCATACTCCAATTTTATAAACACAGGTTTAACAGGATCAGATAATTTAAAATTTAAAATTGCAAACCTATCGTATCTACCATTCTTTCGCCAAATAACTCTTTTACTATACTCGCCTTTTTTACCAATAGAACGCATACGAGAAGCGCCCCATGTTTTACCATCTTTAGATATAGATAGAACAACTTGTGGATTAAGTGCATCTACATTACCAACACCAGATTCCATAGTAAGTTCTAAAATAGTCGATACTATTTCATCGCCTTTATTTGTAAAAGGTTGAGTAGAGAACTCTCTAATTATAGGTTCACCGTACTCAGTATAGACACTCTCGTCCAGATAACCAATGCGCCCGTCTAACGAATCGCCAACAATTATTTTCTCATAAGCCTTGTCTATAGAATTAACTCGCCATCTTCGAGATTCTTCAGTTATATATGAAGAACGCTCATGCCATTTGCCATTATTCACATTATACACAAATGTATGCTCAGGAAACGTAAAACCTACAAAGGTTATTCCCTTTGACGAATAAGACCAGCCAAAGGACTTTACAAGGTCGGCTGTTGAATACAGTTGTATTACACTGTCTATAACAGGTGTTGATATAGGTACTAAATCATTTCCTGTAAATTTCAATATTGATACGTTCTCGCGTTTACCAGCGCCAACCATAAAAAATGTTCCAGCGGCACTTATTACCGAGAATGGTGCTGTTGAACCTTTGTCAATGTTTACACCATTCCTAACGAAAGGTGCATCCGACGATCCGCCTATGTTTTGAAACCCTTCAGTTGTCTCGCTACCAACGAGATAAATTTGATTACGTGCTACAATTGGCGCAGTTAGCGCATCTGGATCACTTTCTGCTGATAAGAAGTCTAATGCGTTCCATGAAGTACCGTCATTCAATGCAGATAATGTCCATTTCTTAGTGTCTGTTGTACAAGCAAAGTATCCATCAATAAACACAATCATTTTAGGACTTCCATTTGCTATGAAATCCGGATCAGTTATTGGCGCAAGTACGTCTATGTCCGGAGTATAAATATAACCGTCTCCGCCTGGTACAAGTATAACTATCTGAGTAGGATTCTGTGCTATTGATACGCGCCCTGTTCCACTAATAGTGCCAATCAATGAGTAAGAGAATACAGAAGTATCATACGCACCTAATGTTCTTATTAATTTATAAAAAAAGCTTCCATTTACAAAGTAATATATACCATCTTTAACAATGGAACCTCTATTAGCGTCTTGAGTAGTGTTAGTAGTTACAAGCTGCGCTGATCCTGGAGTACCTACTAATTGTTTGGTAGATAATGCTGCTTCATTAGGTATCTGTTCATATAGATTCATACACCGTTGATGCGAAACAGGTAGTGATTCATCTATATAAAATCCACTAATTAAAGGAAGTTCTGTAAGCATTATAACGTGTCCTCACTATAAAAAACTTCTCCAGCATCGGTATAGTAAGTATTTCCAGAACCCACAGGTAGTATGTCTGGGTAAGTTGGTGTCAGGTCTTTATCAGCTAAGGATATAAGTAGCAGTGTGTTAATAGCCTGACTTGCATTAGCAGACAAGATTTCAGGCATAGGAGCAGACCTATACTTAGGCCACAACCTAAATGCAAGTAGCTGAATGATAGGGTCAATAGCACCATCGTCTACTGTAACTTCACTTGACAAAGTTGTCACAGGTGTAAAGCCGAAAAAGATGCTTCGAGCCTCTAACGTCGCCATCATTCTATTTAAAGTTCTGATAGCTGTTCTTGCATCGGCAGCTTCCAAAGAGTCTTCGTCCATTCCTGATACGATATCTTCAAAGGCGTCTAATATAATTCCCTTGGCTTTCTCAGTCATCTTTTCGGCTCCTGTTAAGCTTTTCTTTTTCTACCGCTAACTAAAAAATTTTCTTCTTTAACTTCGGCAGGTTTTTCATCCTCATCAACCAACTTCCACCCTAAACTTTTAGCTTTTGCAATAGTTAAAGGATCTTCATTTAAAGTAATCTTTTTTCCACTCGGTTTAATCCACTGTTGCATAAGTAGTCCTTTTTAATAAGGCTCGCCATATTTCAGACGAGCCTTTGGTTAAGGTTAATTGTTAATTATTCAGTACCGTAGCAATGCCCGGCAAAGAACGGGTTCAGAACAGCATAAGC